GGACCAACCTCGGCACCTACCCCAAAAGCAACCCCAGTGCGGAACACGGCACTTACCGTCGTCACTCCTTGCGTGTCGATCGGGTGTACGAACTCAATTTCATCCTGATCGAGTCGGGAGAATGTCAGGAAACTGATCCGGCGCACATCCTGTGGTCGGATAAACCTGCCAGGAGCGGAATCAAGCGCAAGCTGTTCATTCTCCCCGTCGCTACCACTGATCGCTGCGGCAGTAATCTTGTGGTAGAGGCGTGTGCCACTACGCAATTGAATGACGATATGTTCGCGATGCAAAAACGGTCCACCCATGTCGGTATAACCGACACGCTTAACCAGCATCGTCGTGTCGTCTGCCTCCATCGGCGCGACCATCTCAAAGTCAATCATGCCGGTTGACAGCCACAGCGGTAGCCGACGCCCCATCAGTGTGTAAAACAAACCACGCAGCCGCCAATGCGCGAAACGACCTCTTGCCCACCATGCGAAATCCTGATGGGTATAACCACAGACATCGTAGAGAATCGGGATGCCGATATCGTTATCAAGTGCGAACCACTTGCGGTCATAATGCACCGACAGATCAAGCTCGTTGGTGTCCTCCTGTAATACGTAGTTGCCAAGATAAATGCCGAGATTCGGGGTGGCGTTTGATCGATTCGCCTCTAACGACTGAAACCGTACCCTTATCTCCGCAGTGCGATCAGCCCGCCGCGAGAACTGTGGCTGGCTTTCAAGTTTGCACTTCTTGGCTGGCAAGACCCGCGTACCTGCTTCCCAACTACCGCTAATTGGTGTGGCCAATAGAAGGGACTCTGCCTCATACCCAGCGATCTCAACCAACTCATAGGTGAACGGGTCAAGGTTGACGAGGATCGCATACCGGCAACTTTGTAACTCCGTGTAGTTAGTAGGTAGGTAGATCGTTGTATTGCCACCGGAAGCCGCTATCGTGAGATGGCTGACATCGTGCCAAAGGGGTACGTATACCGGGGAGCCGGCTGTGGCGATCGTCAGCAGATCCATGTAGGTCCGGTTGGGACCGGTTAGCATGTAGCTGTATTCAAGCCGCTGCCGTGGACTGATTCGCAGTCCCATGCGTTGCTCTTCCGCCATCGGCGAGTCAGCAACGGCAGTCATCCATTCCAGCGTCTCGCTCATACCGCTTCGCCAATTCGGGCGCAGCGTCCAGACAGCCAGCTTCTCCAGGCTCTCGAACGAATAGATGACGAGGTTGCCGTCATGCTGTAGCGACAGGTAGGCACCATCGTTATCTGCGGTGTCACTCGCCCACAGCGCCTCTGTATCAGCATATATGACGAGGTTGCCATCACGCTGCATGGTCAACAGAGTGGCACCCTGATTCTCCGTGGCAGTCGCCCACAAGACCGTATCGGGCAACTGTACGAGAACCAGATTGCCGTCCTTCTGGAACGCCAACCGGAGGGCACCATTCGGGCTGTCTACCCACTGACCCGGATACAGTGACGAACCACTCGGCAGCGCGGTCTTGCCGCCAAAGCTACCGGGGGAAATTACTGTGTCGGAATCCCACAGCGCCGGCATCGTTAGCCCTTCACGATCGCGCGAATCGTGGCTGCATTCTTGATGAGGTGCTGCACCACGATTCTCTCACCGGCTGACGAACCCATCGCATTCGGAATCCGCTGCGGGTCATCGACCAACACCGATCGAATGTTGATGTCACTGCCGCCCCCGCCACGACGGTTCATAGCATTGCGCGGGTCATCCCTAGTCAGTACCTCTTCACCCCGCTGTAGGATCGCGGCTTGCTCGTTAACCCCCATCCCGACCACAGACCCTCGATGGTAGCGAGGCGCATGGTCCCACCACGATGCCGGTGCCAGTGTGGGGATACCCCCCTGACCGACGATGCCGCCCCGGTGGAAGAAGAGCGCACTGACACCTGGGTTTAGCGTGCTGACGGCAACCGGTGCGGCGGTACTTGCCGACGAGGCAATCGAAGCGCCGGCTAGATTCGCGCCCGTCTGGCTGCCGAACCCTAACAACCTGCCGAAGAAACCGCCTATACCGCTGCCGGCGGCACTACCACCAGTATCGACGCCAAACAAGCTTGACGCGAGCTTGGCCGCTTCAGCCTTGATCAAGTAACTCGCAATATCTTTCAGCAATTGGGCGAACAAATTCATCCCGGCGTTCTTGACCGCCCCTAGAACATCCTTCCACTCCTTGGTCTTAGCGATAGCCCCACCGATTGCCTCGGCCACAGAATTAAAGGCAGTCTCCAATCCGGTGCCAAGGGACGAACCAACGGTATCCCGTAGCCCTTTCCAGAACGGATCGACGTACTTGGTTTCGACCCGCATCTTTTGGATCTGGGCAGTGATCTTGGCGATCTCTTCGGGCGGCAGCTTCAGCCCTTCAGCAGTCTTCAGAAACGCTTCAAGTTCATCAGCCGCCTTCTTAATGGCCGGCGTTGTTAGCTCAAACGCTTCCTTAATCTTCTTCTGCTGTTCATCGATCGAGATCTCACCCGCCGCCCGCAGATCATTGTAAGTCGATATCAATTCCTGGCGGGTCGTGATTGAAGCCCTAGCCGACGATTGGGCAGAACTGATCCTGGCTCGCCCCTCGGCTATGCCTTCCGACCGTTTGGCCGCCTGTTCAAGTTCATCGAGAGCGGCTTTCTCGGTAGTGGTCGCGCGTTCCCGTTGCTTCTTGATCGCCTCGTAGACGCTAATATACTTCTGCTTGACGGCTTCCAGCGCACGGTCAAGGTCACTCTGATACGCCTGATTATTCTCACGATCAAGTGAGGCGATCTGCTTCTTGATCGCGACTATCGCTTCCGCTTCTTGCTTCTCACGTTGTACTTGCGCCCGCGTTTCAGCCTCGCCCTCCTGCTGAATTGCGCGGAGATCCTTGTAATTGGTAATACCCTTGGCCAGAGCTTCCTGACGTGCCTTTAGCCCCCCTTCCTCTATCCGGGCAAAATCCCTACCATCGGTGATCCGCTGTTTAGCTTGATCGTTCTCCTCTTTATTGCGTTCCTTCAGCTTCTCGTATCGAAACGCCTCAACTGCTAAGTCGGCAGCTTGCTTTTGTTTGTCGGTGTCCTTGCCCGCCTCTTGCGCCCTCCGGAGCGCTTGTGCCCGGATGACCGCTTCCTCTTCCGCCTCATTGCGAGCCTTAATAATTGCAATGCGTTCTCTCTCAGCCAGGATAATACGGTCGAGAGCTATCCCCTGCCTCGCTGTATCCCCCGTCGTCGTACCGCCGGCTCCCCTACGCGCAGCATTCGTCGCGGCTTCCGAACCACCGATACTGTAATGTCCTGCATCCGGGTCGCTGAATGTAGACCCAATGGCTACAGCAACGCCTGGGAAGAGTTTGCCGGCAACCCGCGCAACAGCAGTATCCAATTGCTGGTAGAGCGGCCCACCAGCCCCCATAGAACCAGGAACCTCCCGGCCGGATGAATCGACAATACGGACATCGATAGCGCGACCACCACCATGCTCCGAAGGTTGTCCAGCATTCGGCCCGCGCTGCACCACCGCACCCGGCCGAGACCCAGAGAAGGCTTCAACCCTGTACCCTGGCGGAAGGGCGTTCGACGCTTCGGTCAAGATTTGACCGAGTTGCTTTAGCGACTCGCTACTAAGTGTGACTTCACGGGTAGTGACGAACCGGGAACCGGTAATCGGAAATTCTGTGCCAGGAGGTTGAGGGTTATTAAGGTTCGGTATAGCCCCAGGAACACTTGGTACAATAGCGTTAGGGTTACCCGGAGTAAGCCACGGAGGTAACGCCGGCCCACTAAGACCCTCGAATATTTTTCGAATGAATTCCCACTTTGGGTCATCAAATTTCTTCATGAACTTATCCACCCATTGGACAAGCTCATCCATTTTAGTGATAACATTCGTTATACGCTGGATAAGAGAAGCAAATGCCTCACTATTAGTGAGGGTATCCATTAAGTGGTTCCAAGATGCGGTTAAAAGGTCGGTAGCCTTCCTAAATGGGCTAGTACCTTTTGCTTCCGCGTCCCTGTACCGCTCTGCCAACAACCGCAAAGTTTCAATCTGTGCCTGTCCCTGCTTCCCTTCCGCCAACAGGGTACGAACATGGTTAAGCTGCGCTTCAGTCAACTCAGGGTATTTTGCGATCAGGTCTTCAATTGCTTCCCGACCACCCGTCAATCCCTTGATGACATCCTGCATTGCCTCTTTGATATCGGTGCCTTCAACCCGCGAAATGTTACGGGCAAGCTCTGCAAATTCTGGCCGCAACTCCGGACGGATATTCGCCGCCCGCGATTGCCTAACAAGCTGAACGGAATCGCTTAGCGACACCCCCGTATCGCGAATCGCCTTAGCAAGTGCTGTAAGATCGGCTGCGCTCTCCTTTATCCCCCTGACGTTAGTGGCCAGTACCGCTTCGAACTCACGATTCAGAGCAAGATTACGCAGCCCGTTATGGACAACGCCAATCGCTACAGAAGCGGCGAGAGCCGCCGCCCCTACAGCGGGGAACCAACGTAGTGCGGCAGTACCAAATATCTGAAGGAACTGTGGACCTTGCTGCGCCAGGATTTGAAGTGTGTTCTGACCACTGGCAAGACCGGTGAACACATCGTTGACTTGGTAACCAAGGTTGGTCAGTTCGTAGGGACGCAATCCAAGGAACCCTACCGCCCCGGCAGCACCCCTCCCAGGTCGTCCCATCGCATCAGTACGCGGCCCCGCACCGGGTCGCGGCGTCGGTGCCGCACCGGAAAATGACGACGGCTGCGGCCCCCCACCGGGTTGCGGCTGCCCCCCGCGCATCCGTGCCTGCAATGCTCGGAAGTTGGCGAGCGCTTCACGCTCCCGCTGCGCTGCGATCTCCCTGGTTCGTTGCGCTACCCGCTGCTCCTCGGCGATCTGAGCATCTGCCGTTGCCCTGGCCGCCGCTACCTTCTCTGCCTGCTCCCTCCTGACAATGACCAGACCTTCGCGGACCTGGGCGACGAACCTAGCGTGCGCTTGTGCCCTAGCGGTTTCAGTCGCCCTGAATGCCTGAAACGCCTGTAGCTGCCCCTGCTCTTGTATCTTGACGGATTCGGCGTATTGCTCAGCCGCCTTGCGTTGCTCGGCTGCCTCTGCGGCTTGCGCCTCAGCGAGCTTCCTCGACTCCTCTCGCGCCTTCCTCGTGTTCTCGGCCAAATTAAGTTTGGCGTTACTCAACTTCGTAATAGCCGCGCCAGCCTGATCGGCCGCCGTCTTTAACCGGTTCTCTGCCTCAACGATGTTGTTGATATCGACGCCGGCCTTGGTGAGCGATTGGCCCATCTCGGCGAACGTCTGCGTGTTCGCACGCAGTTGGGTTTCTTGCTTCTCCAACCTTGTAGACAAGGTGCCCAGCATCTTCTCCGCTGCGGCACTGGTATCCTTGGTCTGTTCAACTTTTGCCCGGTACGCCTCAAGCTTCTCACGGGCTGTCGTTACCCGTTGCTCGCTTAACGCGATGACCCGCTCGAACGATTTGAACTGGTCGATCGCTGTCGCAAGCCCGGTGAAATTCCGGGTTGCCTGCTCCAATTTAGTCAGGGTGGCGGAAAGCTCTTTCTCGCTTATTTCCGCCCGGTTCGCCGCTTGGATCTGCTTATCGAGACTAGCCGTTAAGCTATCGACAGCCGCCTTAGCTTGATTGAACTCAGCCGTAGAAAGATTCTGCGCCCGGATGCGTAGCAGGATGTCCCGTGAGAGATCGCCCCGGTCGCTCACCGCAGTCCCTCTCTCACCGGAGTTCCTCTAAGCTATCGCGCAGATGGTTCCCTCCGGACAATACATCTACAATAGCCGCTCTGATAAGAACGGACTCGGTAGCGACACGATAATGGATACGTTCTCTGGCGATGTCGGCTTCGGTCCATAGCATCGCGAGCGGAAACGCCCACGCATCACTACGACCATACCCTTCACTTATGAGGAGTGCAGCGTCCTCCCGCAGTCCTCGATACGTCTCGATCGCCCATGTCTCCCTTACTCGGCCGCTTGCGCCAACGTCACCGTCCCCGGTGGGAGAATCCCCTGGATCAGTCTCATCACGTCGGCGGCTAATTTTTTTATCGCAGCAGTATCCTTAAATGTCAGGTCGGCGATTGCCAGCAACGCTTCAGTTTGAACCGTAGCTGGCAACTGCATAGCAGCTTCCTGTTGATCCCGTTCATCGGAACACAGCGTGATGATATTCGCCACCAATACCGGCGATTCGCGAATCACCTCAATGATGGCTTCAGCAATAATATCATCATCAGGGAACGCCATCTGCCGCGACGTTCGAACCTGAGAGGCGATCTGGTCGATAGCGAATCGGTGGTTGTCGATCAGCATCGATATATCTAAGAGGTTCAGTGCGCGAACCTCGAACTCCCCGCCGGGAAACGCCACCGTGCGTCTCACCGGTACAAAATCGGCTAAAGGCATAGCTCGTCTCCGTAAAAAGCCCCCGGTTGCCGGTAGACAACCGGGGCAGGGGGAGGACTACTACGCCGCCGCTTTCGCCTCCCGAATGTAGACCATCTTCCGGCCGTCCTTCGGGATCAGGATTTCAAAGGAGAAATTCATCGTCTGCCACGTCTCGCCCTTCAGCGCGAATTCACCGCTTGGCGCTAGGCGAACATGCGGCCAGTAGTAATCGCGATTCGTCCCCTTCGGGTTATCCGCGATGAACCGTAGTGACCCCTCGACCTGGGTGTTGTCGTCAACAACAAGCACCCGGTCTTGCGCCGCCACATCGTAGGTTACGGTGATCACGTCCTCGTCTTCGATATCCGTTGCCGTATCCTCGATAAAGATGCGGCCCTTATCCAGATCAACTTGGTAATTGCCATCCATCGTAACCGGTGTCGAGGTAACAGTTACCGAAACATTTGATACGGTCCCAAGACCATCGGCATACAGTTCAGTTCCAAGCTGATACCACAACCCCTTTTTAACGGTGAAATCCTCGGTTTGTGCCGTCCCGACAACAGTCGTCTGGTCTACCGGGTCCGCGATGCCGAACATCATCGCGAGGTTTTCCATATTGATGTTGTCGCACTGGAACGTACCGGCGCGATCAACCTGTAGCTGCACCGAGTCGTCCCTGATACGGACACCCTCATCGGAGCTATAGTGGTCGAGATTCTGATACGCCGTCGTCATCGTGATAGCTGGGGTGTTTCCCAGATACCGCTCACCGGTAGCAATTTCGGTATTGATAGCCGCGAACTTGTCGAAATACAGCTTGCCGCGACCGAGTGTATAGTTCTTGAGTTCACCCTGCATCGGAACCTCCGTTACGGCAAGAACGGATCACTTACATCCGTCGCCAAACCTATACCAAGCGGAAGATAGAAGAAAGCCCTGCTAGATGCCTCTTGCCGGATAGCGACACTGACCACCCCAGGTCCGATTGCCATACCGGTGATACCTTTTTTCAATCCCAAGAAGTAGGCTTCAGGATACTTCGGGTAGCCCTGATCATTGGTCTTGATGCACTCAGCCAACCGCTTCTCGACCGAAGCCTTTAGCTGGTAAGCGTCATCTGTCGGGTGCTGCACGTCGTACAAGATCCAGCCCTGTACCAGCAACACCCAGGTTTCGTGCCTCTGGACGTTGTTTTCCTCCGTCGCCGCGACATTGATGTCTGCGGTCAGATGCTCCACGATCGACACCAAGGGTGAGGGGTCTGCATCGCCAAAGAGCAACCGCCCACGGAAAACACTTTGCGACAGGTCAAAGTCATACCCGTTCGCAGGGGTAACCCCCTGCAAATGCGCGGTCAGACGCTTCAGGATATCAAGCTGTCGGCTGTCTGCCATCATCGTTTCGGTTCGTTGTGATCCTCAACGGCGATCTCACG